GGAGTGTGGGAAGATATTACACCGATTCAGAAGCAGGATTTAGAAAATAGATTCTGGGATCTGTTTAATGGAGGCAAAATTCAATATGTTCGGTATCCGATCAATTACAATCGTGAAGCTGTTGTTACTTTAATCAGAAGAGCAATGAAGATGGGATATTACGAAGGTGTCAATTTGGCGTTATCTTATTGTGAACATTGTGGCCATGAAGAATTAAATATGGATATGTGTCCTAAATGTGGCAGCGAAGACATTACAAAGATAGATCGCATGAACGGATATATTGGTTATACTCGTGTTCACGGTGATACAAGATATAATAAAGCGAAAATGACTGAAATTGCAGAAAGGAGATCGATGTAATATAACAAAAGATTTTCGAGAATATATTGGACGAGAATATACTACTAACGAAGGATATAAAATTACCATTTTAGATTATATTGGAAGACATGAAATTTTAATAAAATTTAATGATAATCCAGATGTCACTATTTGGACAACTTTACAAAATATCAAAAATGGTCAGATAAAAAATCCATATAAAAGGTCTGTATATAATATAGGATATTATGGAGTTGGTAATTATACCGCTAGAAATAATAATATAAAAACAGAAGAATATATCAAATGGATTAGCATGTTTGTTCGTTGTTATGATGATAAATATCATGAAAGACAACCCTCATATATAGGATGTACTGTAGCAGAACCATTTCAAAATTTTCAAATTTTTGCTGAATGGTATAACCATAATATATATGAATGTAATTATCCATTAGAACTTGATAAAGATTTCTTATATGAAGGTAATAAAATATATTCGCCTGCAACGTGCTGTTTTCTACCTAAAGAAATAAATACTGCAATTAATTATAAAAGACATGATGTTGAATATATGCAAAAATTATATTTGAAATATAAAATGGAATTACCTTATAGACTACGCATGGAATTATATTATGTTTCTCATCCTAAAGAAATTAAGAAAGCGAGTTAAAATGTAATGAATTATCACGATATTAAACACGATGACATGAACAATGGGCCAGGATTAAGGGTTACACTTTTTGTTTCCGGCTGCGATCATTATTGTAATGGTTGCCAAAATCCGGAAACATGGAGCACTAAATCTGGGATTCCATTTGATGATACAGCAATAGAAGAGATTTTTGAACAGCTTAATAATGATTATATATCTGGGATTACTTTTTCCGGCGGAGATCCGCTAAATGCAAACAACAGAGTTGAAGTTTGTAGTTTAATTCATCAGATTCGATTGAAATATGGTAAAAGTAAATCTATTTGGATTTATACCGGATATACTTGGGAGGAAATTGTAAATACTTTAACACCCGTATTATTAGGAGTCGATGTTCTTATTGATGGTATGTTTGACAAAGATCTTGCAGATGTAAATTATCATTGGGCTGGATCGACTAATCAAAGAGTAATTGATGTACAGAGATCGCTTGAAGAGAAAAAGGTTATTCTGTATAAAGATAATATTGGCAATGATTGATAAGCTATTATAGCTTTGATATAAAAATTTAATTAAACAAAATACGGAGAAAAAAGGAGAACTAAAAACATGGCAGAAATTACAATGAAATCAACAAAAGCAGAAATTATGGAAGCGTATAAGGCAGCGGTGGAGAAACTTGATACAAGAGACCGAATGATTGATGATCCTGCAAAAGAAGCAGCGAAGGCTAAAAAGGTAGAAGTTATCGAATCTGCAGATGCAACAGCAAAAGAGGATATCTTTAATCCAGAGATTATCAAGAAATACAATGATCTTACAGAAGCTATTGAAATTAAACAGCTTGAGTTAGATGAATTATATGGCATTGAGACAAAAGCAAATGCTATGGCAGCTATGATCAATGCTTATAAAGAGAAAAATGAAGAGTTAAAAGAGGCTCAGGCAGCGAAAGAAGCAGAGATTGAAGCTGAATTGGGTGAGAAAAAAGATACACTGAAAGCTGAAATTGAGGCACTGAAGCAGCAGAAACAGGAAATTATTGATTCTATCAATGCAGAAGCTAAAGCAAGAGAAAATGAAATTAAATTAACTCGTAGCCGTGAGGAAGATGAATATACCTATAATCTGAAACGTAGTCGTAAAGCTGAAAATGATAAGTGGGAAGATGAGAAAGCTGCTAGAGAAAAGATTTTGGAACTTAGAGAAACAGCGGCTCTTGAGAAAGAAACAGAACTGAATGCAAAAGCTGATCATGTAAAGGAATTAGAAGCAAAAGTAGAAGAGATTCCGACATTGATTGCAGCAGCAACAGAGGAAGGTATTAAAAAAGGTAGAGCCGATGCTGATAAATCAAATGCGTTTGAGGTCAGAGCACTTAAGAAAGATGCTGAATATCAGAAACAGCTTCTGGAAGATAAAAATGAAAGACTTACAGAGGATCTGGCTAATGCGAGAGCAGAAAAAGTTGAATTACAGCAGAAACTTGACGATGCATATGCTCAGATGAGAGAACTTGCTGCTAAGACTGTAGAATCTACCGGTGGAGTTAAAATTCTGAACGGTCAGACTCAGCAGAATAATAAATGATAATTTAATTATACGGTATGCGTAAGGAAACGCATACCGTAGTAAGGAGAATTATATGAATCCGGTATTTATATTTTTAGTATTAGTTGGAGCTGTAGTTTTATGGTTTCTATTATCTGCACTGTTTTATCCATTTGGGAGATTCTTACATAGAATCTGGAAAGATGCAGCAGATGAAATAAATAGAGAAGATCAAAATAAGGAGAAGAAAGATTAATGAAAAAAGGATTTTTAGGTAGTATTGGATTAGCAGTAATTATTGTAGCAGGATTAATTTGCGTAACAAAGTGTACGGTAAGAGTACCTGCCGGTTACGTGGCAGTAAAATATGAGATGAATGGAGGAATTTCTGATGATACGCTTACTCAGGGATGGCATTTAGTTTCTCCAACGATTAAAACATCTTTATATTCAGTTGGTATCGAGCAGTCATATCTTACATCTGAAGATAAGGGTGATTCTCCAAAGGATGAAAGCTTTAAAACTCCTACTGCAGATGGTAAGCAACTTCTTGTAGATCTTGAGTTTTCATATAAATTTGATCAGGAACATGTTGCTGGTGTATTTACAAGATTTAAAGGTCAGTCCGGAGAAAGTGTAAAAAATACTTTCATTAAACCAAAGATGAAAGCGTGGACACAGGAAGTGACTGCTAAGTATCCAGTAACAGATGTGTTTGGTGATAAACGTCAAGAACTGAACGAGGCTCTTGACACATATCTGAAAAAGAAATTTGAGCCATATGGAATTATCATTGACACTGTAAACTTTACTTCAATTTCTACAGATGATGAAACTCAAGCAGCTATTCAGAAGAAAGTAAATGCACAGCAGGAACTGGAACTTGCAAATATTGAAGCCAAGACTGCAAAAGTACAGGCAGATAAAGATAAAGAAGTTGCTCTTATTGCAGCAGAACAGGATAAAGAAAAGGCCGCTATTGAGGCTGAACAGGCGAAGATCACTGCTGAAGGTAAAGCGGAAGCAACAAGAATTAAAGCGGATGCTGAAGCAGAAGCAAATAAGAAAATTGCTGAGTCTCTTACTCCAGAGCTTATTGAGAAACAGAAAATTGATAAATGGAATGGTGATGTGCCGAAGGTGCAAGGTGGAAATGCAGCAACAATTGTTGACGCAGGAGACTTAATATCAGGAACGGCAACTGTAAAAGGAGAATAATATGAGGGGAATGTTACTTATTATTATGTCATTATTGGCATTAGCTTTCAGTTGAATCGTAACATGTGGAATTATAAAATTAATCACATTATGTTTCGGGGTCGCTTTCAGCTGGTTGATTGCTACAGGAATTTGGCTTGTAATCTTATTACTGAAATCAGTATTTGGGAAATAAACTATGATTAGATGAAAAATAGAAAAATTTATTGTTGGCGATTATGTAAAATTAACCAATCTCCCTCAAGGTTACGAACGCCTTGAGGGAACTGAGGGAATCATCACGAACATTAATTGCGAATTATATACAGTACATAATTCTGATTCTATTATTTTTGAAGTAGAAAAACAATATTTGACGCATTTATATAAATCAGAAGAGGAGAATGGACAAATGGCAAAATTAACAGGATATTATGCAGTAGCAGTAATTGAAGAAGTAACTTGTTGTTGTAAGAAAGACTATTATTATGCAGTCTTTGACGATGGCAATACATATAAAGCCGGAGACCAGGTTTTAGTAAGTGGTTGTAACAAAGATGTTCTGACAATTAAAGAAATTTTAACTGTGTCGGAAGCAGAAGTAAAATGCGCCAAGAATATTACTGCAGAAATTATCTGTAGAGTTGATACATCTGCATATGACCAGCGTGTTGAAAATAGAAAGAAAGCTGAGAAGCTTAAAAAAGATATGGATGCAGTTATTAAGCAGATGGATGTAACAAAGAAATATGAAATGTATGCGGCTGAGAATCCGGAACTGGCGACCTTGCTTGATCAGTATAAAGAGTTAACGAAATAATGATTAAAACGATATTAAAAAATATTGTGTGTTTCATTATCAGTGGGATATGCATGAGCATTGTTCTGAATAATGTTGTTCCGGGTGGTTATTGGCCTTCTGCAATATCATTATTTATTTTAAGTGTTAACTACTTCATTTGGGGATCACGGACATGATTTGGGTAACTGGAGATACGCATGGGGATTGGATCCATAGAGTTAATATGGATTCTTTTCCCGAACAGCGTGAGATGTCGAAGGACGATTATGTGATAATTCTTGGAGATTTTGGGATATGGAGAGATTCACCGCAGCAAAGGTGGTACCTGAATTGGCTTGAAGAGAAACATTTCACAACACTCTTTATTGACGGAAATCATGAGAATTACGATATATTAGATTCTTATCCGGTAGAAGAATGGCATGGTGGTAAGGTGCATTTTATTAAACCATCGATAATTCATCTTATGAGAGGACAGGTATTTGATATAGACGGATTAAAATTCTTTACCTTTGGAGGAGCTTCAAGTCATGATATTTCAGATGGAGTATTAGAGATTGACGATCCAAGAGTAAAAGAATGGAGGGATGATCCGGATAAAATGTACCGAATCAATCATATTTCATGGTGGGAACGAGAAATGCCAAATCAAGAAGAGATGGATGAGGGTATAAAGAATCTGGCAGAACATGATAATAAAGTAGATTTTATCCTGACACATTGTACAGCTTCTTCTACAGCAGCATTATTATCACATGGATTATATAAGCCAGATAAGTTAACTAATTATTTTGAAGAAATAAGGTGCAATGTTGATTATAAGCGTTGGTTGTGTGGACATTACCACGACAATAAAGCAATAACAATAAAAGATATAGTTCTATATGAACAGATTGTGAGGATCGCATAATGATAGATATGTCAGAACTTACAGAAAGTGTTAAGGGATACATTGAAGGATTGCAAGATGTATTACAAAGAAAATATCAAATTTCAGAAGATAAGGCTTTAAATATGATTACTTCTTCTTATATTATGGATTCTCTTATAGATTACCCAGAGGAGACGTTACATGATGACATTGAAGCACATGCAGATAATATATATGAAGACCAAGTATCAAAAACAGAACGGTTATTGTTAGAGGCCGGATACGAGGGAACGATATTCTTTACAAATCCATCTTATGAAGATGCGTTTCTTGGTATTTCTTCTGATGATAGAGCAATATATGATTACGAAAAAATGGTTGAATCTTTAGTTAACCATGAGGATATGACAGAAGATGAGGCTAGAGAATTTATAGATTACAATGCGACGTTCTATATTGAAGGTGGACCAATTATTTTGTATAGACTGGAGGAATAGTAATGCCGGAACGTAACAGAGGGTATTTGAGAAAGCAAAGACTACGAAATATTGAACGTAGAAAAAAATTAATAAGTCAACGAGAACTTATGTATCATGGATATAAAACTTTGAACGATCCTGATTTTAAAGAGGGGATGTTACATAAAGGACACAGTGGACGACTTGGCATGGGTGGAACTGCAGTAAAAACTAATACTCGTAAAGGACATGCTTCATATCGACATAAAGGTGCTTATGGTCCAGCAGATAATTATTCAAGACATGATAAGCAGCAAGTTGAAGATGGAGCACAGCAAATTAAAGAATGGGAGAATAAAAATGAAAAAAGAGAAAAAGAAAGTTCTGATTGTGATTGATGTACAGAATGATTTTGTAACCGGTTCACTTGGTACACCGGAAGCCCAAGCTATTATTCCGAATGTAAAAGAGAAATTTGATGAATATAAGAATAATAAGAACTATGTAATTCTTACAAAGGATACTCATCATTCAGATTACGCAGATACTTCAGAGGGCAGAAAACTTCCTGAACATTGTATGTATGGTACTAAAGGTTGGGAAATTGTTGATGAACTTGATTATAAAAATCTCGATAGTTTTATGGTATGTTGTAAATCTACTTTTGGATTTGATGACTGGAATTGGGAAGAAATATTTAATACTACAGATGGTTCTTTATTAGATATTGAAATTATTGGCATATGCACAGATATCTGTGTTATTACGAACGCTCTTTTGATTAAAACTTATTATCCAGAGGCAAAAATCACAGTTGATGCATCATGCTGCGCAGGATCAACACCGGAAAAGCATAAAGCGGCTCTTGATGTAATGGAAAGCTGCCAGATTAATGTAATCAATAGAAATTAAATTAAACAATGGATGGAATTAAAATGATGAATAATTTTATGAATGGAATGTTTGGAAAAATCGGTAGTGGAATGTGCAAGTTATCCATGAGCGGTAATATTGCGGTAAAAACTTCTAATGGATATAAGAGTTACAATGTTAAATCCGGCAAGCTCACAAACTGTGGCAATTTCGTGTTTCCTGGAGTAGATGAAAACTTTTTCTTCGTCATTCCTACAAATAAGGTAACTAAAGGAGATATTATCCTTGTAAATGGCAAACCTAAGTGCGTCATCGAAGCAGATAAAACAAAGATCACTGTAATTAATTATGAGGACTCTACAGTTGAAACAATCCTGCCGGAACGCCATGTATTTATGGGCAATACTTATTTCTATGGGAAAATTGTATCGATGTTCGGAAGTAATCTTGGAAAAGATAAGAATAGTGCAAACAAAATCTTTAAATATATGATGATGTCTCAGATGATGAATGGAGCAGCCGGTACCGGAACTGGAACTGGAACGGACAACAATCCGATGAATGCTATGATGCCATTTATGATGATGAGTGGAGGTATGGGAGATGTATTTGACGGTATGTTTGATTTTAGTATTGATGATACAGATGCAGAAGATAGTGAAGATGATTTAGAGGAGGATGAATAATTATGGGATGTGGAAGTTGGGATACTAGAAGTTTTGTAAGTTATTCAACATCAAAAGGATATGACACTGATTCACGAGGAGTAGTTACAGGAAGTTATTCTAATCAGGAAATGTTTAAAGCAAAAAATATTGATGCAGCACTCGATCCTAAAGGTGTTATTAGAGAATGTTGTGATAATGAAGAGCATCCGAATACTTTACCAGTTATTTTAGCTTTGGATGTCACAGGATCTATGGGACAGACCGCAGTAGAAATTGCAAAAAGACTTAATGAAATCATGACAAAATTATATGGTCAGATTAAAGATGTAGAATTTATGATTATGGGTATTGGTGATTTAGCATATGATAATTATCCAATTCAGGCATCACAGTTTGAATCCGATATTAGAATTGCGGAGCAGCTTGATAAAATCTATTTTGAATTTGGCGGCGGAGGTAATTGTTTCGAGTCATATACTGCTGCTTGGTATTTTGGATCTCGTCATACAAAACTTGATTGTTGGAATAGGGGTAAAAAAGGAATAATTATCACAATTGGTGATGAGAGACTTAATCCTTATCTTCCAAGGACAGCATATTATTGTGGCTTATCAAATGCTACAGGAGATTCACTTCAGGCTGATGTAGAAACAAAAGACTTGTATACAGAAACTGCTGAGAAATTTGATATCTATCATATTAATGTAAATCATCGTGGTGGGTATGACCAAGAGCAAATTAAAAAATCATTTTTAGAATATCTTGATGATAAGCATTTTTGTACAATTAATAAACTTGATGATATTACAGATACAATTGTAGAAATTATTACTTCTGCAAATGAAAGCAACAACATCCCAGAAGTAACACCATTAGTTCAGGCAGAGACAGATGAATCAGGAGCTATTGTTTGGTAAGGAGAATATATGTTATGAAAGATATAAAAATTGTCATCGGGGCAAACTTCGGTGACGAGGGTAAGGGCAAATTAACAGATTATTATACTAAAAATGCAGATAACTGTATCGTTGTGTGTTCAAATGGCGGCGCTCAGAGAGGACATACAGTATTAAAATCAGATGGAACCCGGCATGTCTTTCACCATTTCGGCTCTGGAACATTAAACGGAGCAGATACTTATTTACCGGAGGATTTTATTTTAAATCCTCCGGTATTTAGGGAAGAATGGGAAGAGTTGAAGAAATTAGGATGGAAACCTCATGTGTATGTTCATGAAAAATGTATGATTACAAATCCTTTTGATATGATGGCAAATCAAATAATCGAGAAAAGCCGCGGTAATAATAAACACGGAAGCTGTGGAATGGGTATTTATAATACAATTCAACGCTATAAAAAACATATTACTTCATATTCATCGTCATGGTCATATTATATGAATATGTTCAAGCGCATGGGAATTACGTTATCTGAGCAGGAAGAAGAATTATTTAATCATTTCAAAAATCCTGGGCTTCAAGACCATTACAATGAAGATTTTGATTTTATGATGTCGCACATACATGTCGTGAATGATGATCAATTACTTGATGGATACGATATCATAGTATTTGAAAATGGGCAGGGGCTTCTTTTAGATCAAAATAATACTGAATATTACCCACATCTTACTCCATCCAACACTGGTATTAAAAATCCTGCAAGAATTATAAAGTCTGTAAATTGGACTGATGAGATTAATATAGAAGCTTGTTATGTGACACGTACATATATGACTAGACATGGAGCCGGTGCGTTCCCAACTGAATGTAATAAGGAAGAGATTAATCCAGACATAAAAGATTTAACCAATGTTCCAAATCCGCATCAGGATACTTTGAGATATGGGAAGTTAAATGTTGAAGAACTATATGAAAGATGTCAAGCAGACATAAAAACCTCTGGAATCCCATGTCGAAAGACATTGGCTATGACTCATATGAATGAATATTGCGAGTCTAATATATCTCTTTATGAAATACATAAAATATTCAAAGATAACTGGAAATTAAAATTGTTTGAACGTGAGGAGAACTAAATGATTAAATTAAACGACGTAGAAATCAAACTTGATAAATATCCGGATGGGACATTCTTATTTAAGAATCTCCCACCCATCGGAGGATGGCGCAGAGATAATATTGAATGGTTCTTTGAATCAATGGAAGAGTTAACAGCAGTTGAATATATTACTAGATATTGTTGGGATCATAGAGTAGTGCCTAATTTATATATGCCTTATATCCCAGATGCACGTATGGACCGAGTTAAGCATAAGAACGAATTATTTACTTTAAAATATTTTGCTCAGACTATTAATTCATTACATTTTGGAAAAGTAGAAGTTTTAGATCCGCATTCTGATGTATCTGCCGCATTATTTAATAAAGTACATGTAGAATCCCCGAATCGAATGATTGAGGATGCTGTTAAGAAGATTGCGAGTAATAACCTTATGATGTTTTATCCGGATGCGGGATCCATGAAGCGATATTCTTCAGCAGTACATCTTCCATATGCTTTCGGTATTAAGAATAGAGATTGGGAGACCGGAGAGATTAAAGGTTTAGATTTATCTGGTGAAATTGATCAATTACCAGGTAAAGACATTCTTATTGTAGATGACATTTGCAGCAGAGGTGGTACTTTTTATTATAGTGCTAAAAAGCTGAAAGAGGCCGGTGTAGGTAAGATTTATCTTTATATTACTCATTGTGAGAATACTATTTATGAAGGAGAACTTCTGAAAAATAATGGATTGATTGAGAAGATTTATACGACAGATACGATTCTGACAAATCTGGAAAGTCCTAAGATTGAACTTGTTGAGAGGTTTAGATAAGGAGGCATTATGAAACCGATTATTATTCTTTTAGGGTGGTGAGAAAATGAAAGAAATTTTAGGAAATAATCTTGAACAATTCTTTTTTGTATTATTAGATTTATTAGATTACCAAAAAGAATGTGGAGCGATATGCACATACAAGAGTAATAGATATGAAGTTTGGTTAATGTATGATGAAACATTTAATAGGATCTCAGATATGTCAGAAGAAGAATTTGTTAAATTCGCAGGTGAAGATGCTTGGTGGAGAAGTAGCAATGGTAGTGTATTATATTCACTTGATAAAGGAGAAATAACAATTAATCATAAGAAAATGATTGGATGGATTAGAAAACCTGGGGATGAAGAAATATCAACAGATATTGAATATTCATCATTAACAGAATATTTATGTGAATTTATTGGGGCTTCTACACCTCATAATGTTGTTGCTTGTGCAATGGATTTGGGTAAATTTAATCATTTGACAATGGGTAGATTGTTTAAAAAATATGAACCAGTGGAGGATGAATGAAGAAATGATGTTTACAGTTTGTAATGTTCCAAAGTTTTTAGAGGAACAGATGAATAAAATGAAAGACACTATTACGAGTGATATGAATGAAGATAATCTTAAAGGTTATGAGTATGCAGTTGAAACTATGTTAAGTATTATTAGACAGACAATTCATGCTGCCGAGATGGATGATGAAATTCTTGTGCATAGCGATAAGATTGCTGATGAGAACGATATTGAAGAGTTTGATTTACATGATTTGTTAGGACTTTATGGTTGTAGAGTTGTGGCACAGAAAGAATTTGAAGAATAATACATGCAAAAAAGCAATCTTTTTTCGGAGAATCAATGTGAAATATGAAAGAATGCAAGAGGAATGGAGAAATAGTATATGAAAGCACAGATTTGCGAAACGTGTGTACATAAACATGATAGATGTTATTGCAGTCCGAATAGTACATGTGATAAGTATAAGAAAATTCAAATGGTAGAAAAGAAATCATGGGAAGAATTTAAGAATAACGGATTTCTCTGGTGGATTAATATGATTTTACATACATTCGGATGGGCGATTTGTGTAGATATCGAAGAAGACGGATCAGTTTCAAATGCTTATCCTGCCAGAGTAAAATTCAGAGGATTTGCAGAGAAGAATAATACAGATGGTTATATTAAAGTCAGTCAATATTTGAAAGACAATGTGGACGAGCTTGTAAAAGAAGCGAATGATTAAGGAGGAGTTATGAATAATACTTTAGCAATTTTACTTTCAGATACATATAAACAAATTCATAATAAAATCTATCCAAAAGGATTAACAAAACTTGTTTCCTACTGGACTCCACGACGATCAATGCTTAAGAATCAGAACAAAATGGTTTTCTTTGGTTTACAAGCATTTATTGAAGAATATCTGGTTGACTATTTCAATGAAAATTTTTTCGAGCTAACAGCAGTAGAAGTTGAGCATACATATAAATACAGTATGGATATACAGTTAGGAAATAGTTATGACCTAGAGCCTATTATGAAACTTCATAAATTAGGTTATTTTCCAATTCAGATACGTGCTATTCCGGAGGGAACATTAGTACCAATGGGCATCCCATGCATCGAAATTACAAACACACATCCAGATTTTGCTTGGGTAGTACAGTGGATAGAATGTATCCTGCAGGTTGAACTCTGGAAACCATGTGCTCATGCAACAATTGGTCATATGTATAGAGAACTTGCAAACGACTACTATAAAATGACCTGTGATGACTTTTTAAGACCTGAAATGGCCTGCTCAGACTTTGGTATGAGAGGAATGTCTTGTATGGAAGAGGCAGTAAGATGTTCATCTGCTTGGTTATTATCATTTGATAAGACAAGTACAATTCCGGCCATTGATTATATAGATACGTATTATGATGCTTGCTGTTGGACTAAAAGAATCGGAATTGGTGCTGTATCAACAGAACATTCAGTTATGGCTTCAAATTATGCAGTAGACGGTGATGAAATCACATTTGTAAAAAGACTACTTACGGAACTATATCCTAATGCATCTTTCAGTATGGTATCTGACACTTATGATTACTGGAATATGATTGATAATATTCTTCCGGCTTGTAAAAAAGAAATCATGCAGCATAATGGTAAACTTCTGGTTCGTCCAGATTCCGGAGATATGGTAGAAATTGCTGTAGAGACAATTGAAAAGCTTTGGAATACATTCGGCGGAACAGTAAATAGCAAGGGATATAAAGTGCTTGATCCGCACATTGGAATTATTTATGGGGACGGATGTACTCTTAATAATGTAAAGCAGGTATGGGAAAAACTGAAGAAAAAAGGATTTGCTGCAAACAATATCGTATTCGGAGTCGGAGCATTTTGCTTCTCAGCAGTTATAGAGCCTGATGGACATATGGTTGTTGTAACCAGAGATATGTTTGGTATTGCTATGAAAGCCACTTATGGAATTGTCAATGGCGAGCCAATTATGATCTATAAAGATCCAAAAACCGATACGAGTCATTTGAAAAAATCTCATAAGGGGTGTTGTTGTATATATTACGATGACAATGGAGAATTACAGTGTGAAGACGGATATGATAGTATATTTGGTAATGGAACATTAAGAACTGTATTTGTAGATGGGGAAGCTTGCAATAAAGAAACATTTGAAGACATTAGAGAAAGATTAAACGGAGGAAACAAAAAAACAAAGATAAGTAAAATTACAGATTATTTATTAAAAGATGATGTGATTGTAGTAATGGACGTAGATGGAGTACTTGCTCCGTATGAGTTTTCTGAATTAAGTCATAGTATGACTGATGATGAATGGGATAGACTTGTAGCTTCCGGTGAGAATCCGTATAAAGATGTGCGTCCGATTAAATTAATGCAAAAGTTTATTCAAAAGAAAGGTATTGATAAAGTATATACTTGTTCAAAGAGTCCTTCTAGTGAGATCCCCGGCAAAAGAGCTTTTATCAAAAACAACTATAATCTTCCGGATGATAATATCTATTTCACTTTAGAAAAAACAGAAAAACTTACTGTGCTTCAGACGTTGCAGCAAAAGCTTGGGCTTAAGCCATCTCAGATTGCAATTGTAGAGGATACAGTAAAAACTTTGGATTATATTCGTGCACATAGCGATTTTGTAACCGTACATGTTTCATCATTTATGGAGTAAAGAGAATGAATTTACAAAGTATTAGTAGATATATAAGTCTTATATTAAGACATAAACCTGAAGTGATCAATATTACTTTAAATGAACTAGGAGACGCATTGGTTAATGGACTAAATATCATATTTAATACAACTAGATTTACGAAACCAATGATCCCTGTTATTTGTGCAACAATTGCAACAATTGGTAAATATTTTAAAACAACAGTCGATATGTCAAGACATAAAGGACAGTAGGAGTTTTATATGAGAGAATATCATATTTATATGCAAAGAACAAAAGTAGTTGAATATCATTGCGAATTGGCCAAATATAAATAGTTACCATGGGAATATCTCGGATATCTAACAGGTACTAAAGAAGTGTATACATATTTCGAAACAAAATACGATAAACAATTTTATAATAAGTTTAATTATTTTGAAGATGAATACATGCACGGTAGATGTTACTTTACGACAACAAAAGAATATCACAGATATTTGATTATGGATGATTATGGTAATGTACGAGACTTTCATCAGCTTACTAAGAAATATAAGAAGAAATATTATCGTACATATCATAAACATCATGGATGGAATATTCATCGGGCTTCAACATAGCCGGATCAGCGTAAAAGTATTACACCAGAAGAGATTGTAGAGGTAAGAAATGAATATGGTATTACTCTCAAGCCTATAAAACCAAAAAGAAAAATAGATTCATGGGATTATGAGAAAGGATCCAAAGTGTCTGGTTGGAAGATGCAGAGTAAGAGAAGAAAACAGTGGAAAGCAATGGAGGGTATTTAAGATGATTAATAGTTTTACTGGAGATTATTACTTTTTAAGTAACTTTTATATGGCACCGGTAAGTTACAACGGATGGGACTATACAAATAATGAAGCAGCTTTTCAAGCGCAGAAAACAAAGAATCGTAGACTAAGATTCCAGTTATTTTCTAAAGCTAGCCCATCAGAGGCAAAGGCAACAGGTAGAAAGATTGATCTGAGATCAGATTGGGAAGAAGTAAAAGATAAAGTAATGTATGAAATCGTACTGGCTAAATTCACTCAGAATCCAGACCTTAAGGAAAAGTTACTTGCTACAGGTAATGAACATTTGGAAGAAGGAAATACATGGGGAGATACAACTTGGGGAACTGTTAATGGTATTGGAGAAAACAGGCTTGGTAGAATTCTTATGAAAGTAAGAAAGAAACTGCAGGAGGAATCAAAGTGAAAAAGGCAGCTACTATATTAATTCTTCTGCTTATCAGTGTATTTATGTTGACTGGATGCGCTAAATGTATTGATAAGAAAGAAGAAAGTGTAAAAGTCAAAATTGTTAATGAATACTATAAGCCGAAAGAAGTTCATTTTACAGGTATGATTAATCATGTTCCACAATTTCGGACAGATTATGCCGAGTATGAAATTACGGTAGACTATAACGGAGTGGAATATTCACTTAGTGATGAAAGTACATATCGTAAATATCATGGAAGAATAGGACAAACAGTGTCTGCCGTATTGATTACAAAGACATATGATAATGGCAATGTTAAACAATATATTAATTGTTTAGGAGGATTATAAGATGAAATATTACAATGGATATTTTAAAGAACTCAAGAATGAAATTGTACAGTGGATCAGAGACTGGTTCGATCAGAATGGTCCCGGATGCAATGCAATTGTAGGAATCTCTGGCGGAAAAGATTCTTCTGTAGTAGCAGCACTTTGTGTAGAAGCTCTTGGAAAAGATCGTGTAATTGGTGTACTGATGCCACAGGGTCAGCAGAAAGATATTTATGCTGCGTACAAACTTTGTGAATTTCTTAATATTAAGTCTTACGAGATTAATATTGGAGATACGGTTCGAAGTGTACTGGCAAGGCTCGAAAGCTCAGGAATCGAGATCAGTGAACAGACAAAAATAAATCTTCCGGCACGTATTAGAATGTCTACATTATATGCTGTCTCTCAGTCTTGTAATGGAAGAGTAGCAAATACATGTAATCTTTCAGAATCATATGTCGGTTATGAAACCAGGTATGGTGATTCGGCAGGTGATTTTAGTCCGTTAGGAAAATTAACTGTATATGAAGTTAAAAAACTTGGATATGAATTATTGCTTCCTACAGAACTTATTGAAAAGATCCCGATAGATGGCTTGTGTGAAAAGACAGATGAGGACAATTTAGGATTCCCATATGAAGTTCTGGACAGATATCTTCGTACAGGAGAGATTGACGATCTGGATGTAAAAGCTAAGATTGATTTAATGCACAAACGATGTCTTTTTAAATCAGAGAAGATCCCGGTATTTAATCCTGGATTAAAAGTGGAGGTAGCATAATGGATGACGTAGTATTTACATCATTCTTTTTAATCGAAATTTATTTCACAATTGTTTTAGTGGTTAATTGCGCGATAGATGAATTATTACCAATAGGAGAATATAAAACGTGGCTCCAAAAATAAAAACTGGTTTGGGAAAATATATACTGCTATCGTAATTATATTTACTATTTCTGCAGCAATTATTATATATATCGTTCTTTTCATTGTGTTCTTAATACCATTTATTCATATGCTTGGAATTAAAAAGGAGAAGAAATAATATGAAACCATATGATGTTGGGCTTGTTTGTGGACGTTTTCAAACATTCCATAAAGGCCATGAAAAACTTATTGATACTGGGTTATTGCTTTGTGATCGGATGCTTATTCTTGTTGGCAGTGCACAAGAATGTGGGACAAAACGTAATCCTTTGAATGTTAATACTAGAATCAAGATGATACGTGAAGTATATGGTGATGATCCAAACATTATGATTTATGCATTATCAGACCTCACTGATGAAAATGATATTACTCCAGATTGGGGTAGATATCTTCTTCAAAATGTGGATCGGTATATTTATAAAAATCCAGATGTAATGATTTATGGTAATGATGATAGCCGGAGCGGATGGTTTGATAAGAAAGATTTAAAGAACACAACCGAATTAATCATTAATCGTGAAGAATTACCTATTTCAGGAACTATGTTAAGAGAGCTTATGATACATGATAAACGGCGAGAATGGATGACTTTTGTTAATCCTAAACTACATAAAATGTATGATGAAATTCGTGGCGAACTTATGGAAAGCATAAAGGAGAATTAATGGAGGAAGCAGATATGACACCAGGAAGGCCGCAACAATTGCCTTACGTATCACCACCAGATAAAAAAACGTCTCAGGAAAAATCTGGTAGTAATATTGTTGTTGAATGGATGTCAGCAATAAAAGAAATTGCAGAAAATGGATATGCCTTGCCTAGCGCAAACGTTCATTCGAAAGATGAAAAATTTCAAAGGATTATTGGTATGTGTAATGCAGTTATTATGGTATTAAATGAGAATTAATTATGGAATTTACAAAAGCAGCAGCATGGATTTCAACTGCATTAGCAGTAATTGTAGGCATTGAAGTCACGCATTCAGCATGGTGCTTATGGGCGTTTTTGTTACCTTTATTAATGAGTTAAGACAATATGAGGAATGAGGTTTTAAATGGCAAAATATCTAATGAAATATAAAGGTACTTACAGACTAAAAGCTGCGATAGATCAAAGTACCAATGATTATCCCAGAGATGATTCTGGAGGAATAGATTCAAGTTTTGATGATATTTATATTAAGTGTTATGGTGGTGCTCAAATATATCATTATGGTTTTTCTACTCTTGTAGCTTATATCCCATCTATAGGAAGAGGACACAATATTTTAAAAGCTATAGCTAATGATATTGGGTTACCAGAATATGAAACTTATGAAGAATTATATAAGGCACTTGAAGATGAAGGAACTGTACGAAGTATCATGGAAAATGACAAAGAAATAGAGTTTAAGTTCCATGCTCGTAAGTTAGAATACATAGCACTTTTTCTTAAACCTGCGATTGCAGGAGCTGATATTAGTCCTTTCTCGACTAAGAACTTACCCAAATGTGATTACCCTATTCCTGAGGAAGATTTAGCAGAATACAACGCTATTTTGGATTCTATGGACAACAAGGATTACTTGTTAGTCTCTAGGGTAACCGATGCTTTTTTGACCAATAAACTTCAAAAAAGTAAGCAGTATAGGACAATTGATTTGAAAAAAGATATGAAGAAAAAATGTTTAAAAACTAAAGAATATATCCATTCATTAGGCGAATGGAATGAATATATTGAATATTTAAAAAAGGAGATTTGTAAATGAAAAGAATAGCAAAGTTTGAAAAAGTAAGCTTAGAAGAATTCATGAAAGATTGGTGTGATACATTCGAATTAGACACCTCTGACGCTGACACGAGACGTGAAATAGAAGGCATTTATGGGAGTATTGAGCTTCCTAAAAGAGCAACAGTAGGAAGTGCCGGTTATGACTTCTTCACACCGCTTACACTTAATATGAAACCAGGTGAAACAGTAAAAGTGCCAACTGGAATTAGATGTAAGATTGATGAAGGATGGGTACTGAAATGCTATCCAAGAAGCGGCCTTGGATTCAAATACCGTCTGCAGCTTGATAATACAGTAGGTATCATCGACAGTGATTACTATGATTCTGATAATGAAGGTCATATCTTTATTAAAGTTACTAATGATAGTAAAAGACCATGGAAAACTCTTAATGTACTTCGCGGAGAAGGATTCGCTCAGGGTATTTTTGTTGAATATGGTATTACTATTGATGATGAAGCTGCAGGAGTACGAAATGGCGGATTTGGAAGTACAACAGAGAATAAATAGGAGGGTTTTATGTGGATCAGAAGTCAAAATCAAGAAAATTATTTAGATGCATCTGGAAAGACATTTTCTATATATAATGGAAATCAGATTCGTATGAAATATGCAAATAGTTCTGTATTACTTGGAGAATATTCTTCTTCTAAAAAAGCACATAATGTATTGAATAAATTAAGAAAACAAAATGATAAATGGTATTCTATGAATGTATTTTATTCAAGTAATAATATGGGTTTAACTATTTCATCTATGAATAATGTACTTGCTGCACTAGAAGAAACCAATACATTTGAAATGCCACAGGATGAAGACGTGTAACTATGCTTACAACAGACAAAGAAAAGGCTATATGCGAAAAATATAGCGCATATGATAAAAATAATCGTGTCCATTGTAATGAGTGTCCACTTATTAAAGGGGATCCTGCTCAACATGACTTCCGGTGCAAAGCGAATAGTCATTATAATAGACACACTCGTGAATGGGAATATGATGATTAAAAGTAAAAAAAGAGGCACTCCGTATATGGTTAGTGCCTCTTTAAAGAAAAATGTGTATGGTTATATGTATGAATGCTATACATCAAATACAACCATGCATAGTATATCATTTTATTTGATAAAAAGAAAGGATAACTATGAAAATTCGACTAAATAATTCAGCAGATGCTACGGCTGTTGTATCTATTGCAAATAAGTTTAAAGATTGCGATATTGATGGAAAATTTGGAAGATATATTATAGATCTTAAATCTATTTTAGGAGTGTTATCATTTGAACTTCCAAAAACAATTGAGGTAGTAATTCAGAGTGACAATACTAAATTAATAGAAGATTTGGAGCATCAACTTGGATTTTGGAAAGTAGAAGATGATGATCGCATTATCTGAGAAATATGCTCTAACTATAGATGAGGCCGCTCAATACTTTAATATAGGAAAGAATAAGCTACGTGAGCTTGTTAAAGAACCGGGATGTACTTTTGTCATGTACTCCGGTAACAGGTGTCTGATAAAAAGACAGAAGTTTGAAAAATATTTAGATAGCATTGTCTATTTATAATTGAAAGAAGTCCGTATGTATGATATGATTAATGTAGAAAATTGCCTCATTGTACATACGGACTTTTTGAAAGGATGATGTATAATGGGAAAAGATTTAAAAGGTAAAGAACTCGGAAAGGGCATTTCACAGAGAAAGGACGGTAGATATCAAGCCCGATTTACAGATAGGTTCGGGAAGCGTAGATGCGTATACGGGATAACTTTAAAAGAAGTTAAAAATGCATTAATGAGTGAAGTTGTAGATAATTACAGTAAGAATAATGTAGTAGACTCCAATATGACTTTGGATCAGTGGTATGAAAAGTGGATGAGGGTATATAAAGAACCTGTTCTGAAGCCAAGTACAATTAGAATATATATACGTACATACCATTGCTATATAAAACCTGTGCTAGGCAGATTGCCATTGTCATCAATTACTAAATTGATGGTAACAGATTTACTTAATGGGCTGGGTAAAAGGTTACATAAAAGTACAGTCAATAATATACGTACAGTTTTGTGCGATTTATTCTCTTATGCTATGGATAATGATTTATGTACTAAAAACCCGGCAAAAGGCATAAAAATAATCGGAACTGACAAAAGAAAAATCGTTACCTTATCCCGTGAGGATCAAAGAGATTTCTTCTTTATGGCGAAAGGATGCTTCTATTATAATCTATATGTTGTCGCAGTTAATACAGGACTTCGTTCAGGAGAACTGAGAGCGCTTACTTTAGATGATATTGATTTTGAAAATAATACTATAAATGTTACTAAAACTTTAACTTATTTTAGAAAATCTTCAAAAGATGATTTTTTAGGATACAAAATCAGCATACCAAAAACTAAATCCAGTATAAGAACCGTACCGATGAATTCTATATGCAGAAAAGCAATTGAAGATCAAGTACAGCAGCTCAATACATTGCCACCGATTGATTATGACTCTGACGTTCTTGGTAAGCTCCTGTTCGTGACAAGAAATAATAGACCCTTGATGGATGAAGTACTTGGTAGTTCAATACGTACAGTAAGAAATAATGTTAATAAAATTAGAGCATCTCAAAATCAGCCTTTGATGCCAAAATTTAGTGCACATACATTCAGACACACATTTGCCACACGCTGTTTTGAGGCAGGAATCCCACCAAAGACAGTACAATCATATCTTGGACATACAAATATTCAGATGACCATGGATATCTATACAGAAGTTTTAAGTGATAAAAAAATGAGTGACATTAAGTTGTTAGAAAGTACGATGAATGATATAAATACGTGCAAAGCATTCCAAAAAATCAGCTGA